CTGTAATATACTCCAGTCATACGAGAGTCCGGACATTGCGCCAAAGAAATCACACGTAGTGTATCTACCCTTGACACCGTTGCCTAATGCTATCAACGGCAGTGTACTATTTCTAATAGGCTGGTTAGTAGGTACATTAGTACCATTAACACCTAAATCACTTACTGTTTCTAAGTTTTGTACTACCTGACTGAATTTTTCAATGTCCATTGATTTGACATTTTTAATCTGTAACATAGTAGATGCAAATGCATCACAAGCTGAGGCTAATGTAGCCGGTAATATTACCTTTAGCTGTTCTCCATAATTGTCAACAACATATGATGTTACTTCTCCGGCTGTGTATATGAGATAGTACGTTTTACTATTTGTTGGCCCGGGCGTAGAGTTATAACTAGGTGTAGTTAATGTAGCATAACTTCTAGGTAATAAGTACTTTGGATCTAATAAATCAGCAAGAGTTCGCAATCCTTTAGTTTGACAATTTAATCCTATCATAACTTCAACTAAATCGATTCCCATAACAATACAGTAGGCGCTATATAGTTTTTTCTGTTGGTCAACAGTAGCATCTGAATTCATGATAAGAGATTCTACTTCATCACTAGTGAACCCAGCCGCTAGTAAAGCTAAGTTAACTGATTTGGTAAGTGCTTTATTTTTATATAAAGTTTTTAATAAAATTAGAGGACTACCAAACTTATCAATGTTTGTTAAGTCTATTGCACGACCAGACGCAACTAAGTCTTGACCCCAATAAAAGAATGATAAACTAATACCAGCCAAGTCTGCTGTTATTAAATCGTTCATGTTACTATATGCACCATCAAGGTATGTATCTGCCGCATTCATAGCATCAATTGCTTTATTAGATTGACTGATAAATCCCTGTGCCATATTGAATGTAAACAAAAAGTCGCTATAAGACCCATTGTTTATATAAAACTCATAATGTGCTTGTAATGGTATGATGCGTAACCAACCAAAGCTAGTATACTCACCTGTATACGGCACTGAATTAGGATAAGGGTTTAATGATGCGGTTCTAGTATACTCTGGTGGCTTGCTGTCGCCTAGTACAGGTATAGTGCCGGCGCCAATTGAAATCAAACTACTATAATTTGTAAAAGCATTGTTCAAAAATCCTGCTCTAATAGACCATACTAACATACGTAGTACAGTATTTTGTGAAGTAGTTCCCAGTACATGGTTAGATAACGAAACGCTGGTTCCCATATGGCGTTCCGTCTCTTTGTTGATACACAAACCCTGATTTTGAACAAAAGACCCTAAACTGTTTAAGTTAAGTGGAGAATATTTACCTGTTAAACTCATGGAACAAACACATCCTCACTACCCTGAACAATACTATGACCACAGCTATTACCCGATCCTATTCTAAGAACAGGGACTCCCTCTGCAAATACTGTAGGGCTACCTTCGGTAGTAGTTGCTGCCTCATGAGGTGGATGGGGCTTACCCCAGGGTGCGTGTGGAGTTATAGTACTAACGTGCAATCCTACACGGATTCCATTAGAATATACTGAATCTGCTCCGCGAATTATTGCTCCGCCTACCTGATTCTGATCTCCCACACGACTTAATGCTGGCATTATTAGTTATCCCAATATAATTTTTTTATCCGGTAATTTAATACCAGTAGTTGCTTCAGTGTATTTGTCCTTGATATTATCATCAGTAATAGCATATAAACTAACACTGTTAGTATTTAGCGTAACATTTGACCCTTGTTCTGCGGTAAACATACTAGGGATCATTTGCATACCTTCACGGCCGGGTGCGATAGATACCGGCTCACTAATAATAATATTATCACGGCTGATTTCAACTACTTTAGCGATAAGTTCCTCACCCGAGTTTAACTTAAAGGTGTATACTTTTCCATTTTCCATTATTTGCTTTCTGTTAATTTAGTTCTGAGTTCAGTGAACCCACCCACATATTCTTCATCCAAGAAGATTTGCGGTAGTGTACGGGCAGTTGGTACTGCTTCTAATAATTGTTCTTTAGTCCAAGTACCATGCATGATGTTTCGTTCTTCAAATTCGATACCTTTTTGTGTGAGCAGGGCTTTAGCCTGAACACAGTAAGGACATGCGTCCTTACTCCATACGATTGCTTTCATTTTTGATGTCCTAATAGTTTTTTCATTGTTCTTACGTGTACTCTGTCTTTTTCTTTTTCTTCTTCAGGAAGTTGATCGTAAGGTACATGTTGTGCGGCATTGTAATCTTGTTTTGGATTACGTCTCATCCATTGAATATGAATAAATTCAGCTGCCTGTTCTTCGTCATTGGGAAATTGTTTAACTGCTTGAAGTGCCGCTTTTCCGGCAGCAAGATTTTCTTTCTGCCAATCTGGATGAATTTTATTAAAAGATTGATTAATGTCACCTTCAGTTCCGTCACTATTCTTTTTGATTCTAGGCTTTGTTCCAGAAGGATCATAATTCTTGCGCCATTCTTCATGTGCTAGTGTAGCAAACTGTGTGACTGGGTCTTCATTAAGTTGCATGGACTCATTAATCATGTTTAATTGTTTCCTAATATCTTTTTCTATCATAATACTGGTAACTCCTCATAGTTAACTGTGTCTGACATTACGCCAATAACATAGTTAGTTGATTCGTTTTCTTGTAGCGCAGTTTGTTTTTTGTTGATGTTTACGTGTTTGTTAAACCAAGGAATAGGACTATGCTTAGGATGATTCTCTGTATACTTGATACCAATTTCTTTCAAGCGATTGAATGCAGTGTAGTCTACAAAGTCTTTTAATATCTCTGCATTCAATCCAATCACTACACCTTTACTGAATAGATAATCAGCCCACTCTTTTTCTTCACGTATAACTTCCATGTACAATTGATACACTTCAGTGCGACATTCTTCTACAATAGAAGCGAATCTAGCATCATCTTTAGTCACATTGTTAATCAACCAAGCTGTCCACTCAGCGTGAAGCAATTCATCTTGCAGGATCAAAGAGATAATGTTTCCGTTACCAATGTAAATTCGATTCTCTACCATAGCAAGACTTGTTGCAAAACTTACCATGAACCTAAATGCTTCTAGTGCGTAACTTGCATGTAGTGCCATCCAGATAGCTTTAATATGTTCACGCTCTGTAACTTCACCACCAGTTTCTTTCAAACAATTAAGTTGATGTAATTTTTCATAGTATCTTCCAATACTAGCAGCCATTTCAATAATCTCTTTTGTATCGTGAATCTTATTAAATTCTTCTTTGGGAACTCCATAGACATTGCGAATGATGTGACTGTACGACTTACTGTGAATATTAGTCTCAAAGAAGCTCCAATTACCTACTAGTGCTTCAAGTTCGGGGATACTGATAACAGGGCTAAACACTTGGTTAGGTGCACGACCTTGAATACTATCAAGTGCAGTTTGACGCAATAGGTTGCTGGTAAAAATATGCTTGATAGCTTCTGATGAATCTTTGTGATCCATCTTGTCTTTAGTCAAGCTAATTTCTTCTGGCACCCAAAAGAACCCACGTGCTGTTTCTTCATACTTAGCAATCTTAGGATACTTTACTTCTTCAAAACGTTGTACTGTTACAGGACCTTCTGGATCCAAAAACATTGTACGTTTGAGATAATTTGTTTGTTTTGTTAAATTGTATTGTTGTTTTGACATATTTTGTTCTTATTAAATAATTTTTGTAGTTTCTCGGTTCGCTCTTGATATTGTTTTGCTGTTAGACTACAACTCTTGTCACACATTTAATACTTCACAAATTGTTTCTAACATTATAACACACAGCTTTCGCAGTATTCCTCATCTTCAATAGCATCTAATTTTACAAAAGGAATAATATTGTTTTCTTCTTGCAATGTTGCCTTACTACCTACTTTGTTAATCAAACTATAATATATAGTTTTGATACCCCACTTATAAGCTAGCATCAAGTTCTTAGCAATCAGTGTACCGGGTACTTTACCTTGGTCAAAGAATGCAGGGTTGTAAAACGTGTTTGTTGACAGTGACTGGTCAATGTATACTGCTAACACGGCACTGGTCTTCAAATAGTCAACGCAATCCTTTTGATCCCACATTAACTGATAACGATTCTTTAGTCGCTTGTATTCTGGTACAACCTGTACAAATGATCCAGCTTTACTTTCTTTAACACTGATAAGTTCCATTGGCATCTCGATACCATTCGTGCTGTTTAATACTACACTAGAACTCTCAACTGGTGCTACAGCCATTAGTGTAGCATTACGAATACCATATTGCAATAGTTTTTGGCGCAAGCCTTCCCAATCTAAATTAACACTAGGAGTAAAGTCCGTTAATTCATTGACCCCTGGATTTCTACGCTCCCAAGGGAAAACACCTTTACCATAATAGGTATGTTGGCTACGCTTACATGCGCCCTTTTCTTGTGCCAATTCTACACTAGTTTCGGTTAGGTAATATGCTTGATGTTCCATCCAACGTTTAACTTCTGCTAATGCATCGGCTTCGCCATACTTGAAACTCTTACGTGCATGCCAATAAGCTAAGTTAGTAATGCCCACTCCAAGTGGTTCAAAGTCTAAGTTGGCCAGTTTGCTTTGTACTGATAAAAAGTCTTGATAGGTTAACAGATTGCTTAAGCTACGAACTAGTACACGACATGCTTTACGCATCTCTTGCGGAGTTTTAAATGCTCCCCAGTTTATGCTACCAAGAGTGCAAAGAGCAATTCTGCCCTTTTCGTCTTCAATTCTCTGGAAAGGGCGGGTGGGTAGTAGTATCTCTTGGCATAAGTTTGATTGATATATTGGATCAACATTTGTGTCGAACGGGCCCTGATTGATAACGTTGTCGATATTGACAAGATAAATTCTGCCAGTATCAGTGCGTTCTTTAAGTATTCCGTTTTTGAATATTTCAACCGCGGGTAGTATCTTCTTTTTCTTTGTCTTATCTTGTTCATATTTTTTATACAGTTTTTCAAACTCGTCACTGTCTCTGTAATATGCTTCATACAAGTCAGGGACTTCATGTGGATCAAATAGTGAAATGTTTTCATTATTGCGATATCTATTCCAGAACATCTTGTTTACTACAACACTATAGTCCATTTGACGTACACGTGTTTCTTCTGTACCTTGATTGTTCTTTAATACAATTAAATCTTCAAATTGATAGTGCCATACAGGGAATGTAACTGTACAACTTGCATTACGTACACCACCTTGACTACAACTACGCAGATCGCCAAACCATTTCTTTAAGAAAGGAATCATACCCGTGTGTTTGATTTCTCCATTGCGAATAGCGGCTCCAAGAGGGCGAATACGTCCTAATTCTAATCCAATGCCAGCACGTTTGCTAGCATACTTTGCCATCATTTCTCCACTGGCGAAAATACTGTCCAAAGTATCATCCGAGCTAATAAGTACACAACTACTAAACTGTTTAGTAGTAGTACCAAGCCCCGCCAATACCGGCGTAGCCAACGTGAAGTGGCCATCACTGGCACATTCATAATATTCTTTAACATATTTTAATCTCTTTTCTTTTGGTTCATTGTGGAAAGCAGTGGCGGCTGCAATAGCATAACGTACTTGAGGACTTTCAAATATTTGACCAGTAGCACGGTTCTGCACTAAGTACTTTTCGGTTAATTGTGCGATAGCCGCATAAGTGTAATTTTCGTCCTTGCTGTGGTCAAGAAACAAGTCAATGATGTCCCATTCTTCTTTAGTATACCAGTCTAGTAATTCACTAGTGTACATACCCTTTTCAATGTTTGACTTTACAATATCATATAGTGCTGGTGGGTTGTAAGTCCCATATACTTCTTTACGTAACATAGAAACTTTTTGTCTACCCGCTACATATTGATAGTTTACGTTGTTAATATCACTGTTTTCGCTTTCGTCAATCAGATTAACCATTGCTTTGAGCAATAGTTCATCAATTGTTTTTGTACTCATTCCATCACATAGTTCTATTTGAGCTTTGATTTCAATCATACTCGGGCTAACGTTATCAATGCCTCTGCATCCATATGCTACTTGTCGTTGTATTTTTGAAATATCTAAGGGGACGGTTTCCCCGTTGCGTTTAACTACGTTTATGTTCATATTTTACCTATTATAATTTTAATTTTATCGATGACACATCTATATGTCGTTTAATACTAAAGTCGTTTGAATTGTTATTTACTACCGTATCGGGCCAGTAATTAAGTACATACTTTGCACTATCGACCAGGACTAGTACCATATCTTCACCTTGTGTATCTGTTGCTTCTACCAAAACTATATCTGTTACTCCTGTTAGAAGTAAAGTATAACACATTCCAAGTGCTCTTGCAACAGTACAATAGGTATTTTCTACCAAAAGATCCCAGGGGCCGGGCCAGTTTTCACTATCCAAAATATGTAAATGGTGGTTGACCAGTGGTGCTTGTTGCCACCATTTATCAATTTCTACACATTTGTTTTTGGTATCTAGGCTTGTTATATTTGATCTTAATTCATACCAGGACTTGAGTCTGGCATCATAGTTCAATTGAAATACATTCATCAGACATATACTTATCTAAGTTTTGTTTATACCCAGATTTTATGTTGTTAAAAGAAGCTCATAAACTGACCAGTAACAGGTAGTATAGGGAAACTCCAACCATTATTATTGCCTGCATTAATATTTGTGCCATCAGTTGCATCCCAGTATGCACCACCTGTGGCATTACTATCTTGTATACTCGCATAACTTGCCGTTACTGTACCACTATTTTTGGTTAAAGTAAATTGTGTTCCTGGTATAGAACTTCTTAATACTGCCAATTGTCCTGCCTGCCCAGATATATTAAGACTTGTTACTGTGGTAGTAGACCCTGCTTCAAATGTAAGTGTTGTTGCATATTGTGCCATATCTTTATTTCCTTAAACTTTCATATTAACTTGAGTTACCAAATCTGATAGAGCCGGACGATGTAAATTTATAGTAAGTATATAATCCATCTACAGTAGTTATATAATTACCTGATATTACGTCTGGTTCCGGTGAACTAGCTGTTAGATATCTAAGAATTACAACACCGGAACCACCTGCGTTAGATGGACTTGTTCCTGGTGCTCTTCCGCCACCACCACCACCAGTATTGGCTGCTCCGTTAGCGTTTGTAGCCGGAGCTCCGGCTGTTCCATCAGTACCGTTACCTTGCCCGGCTCCGCCTCCACCAATACCACCGTCTCCGCCTTCACCAAAGCCACCACCTGCACCACCACCACCGCCGCCTGCATAATAATTACCATCTAACCATTGTAGACCTGCGCCACCATCTCCACCATATGCAATGTGGCCAGAACCTCCCAAAACTCCTGCAGTATTGCCACCTATAGCTCCGGCACCGCCACCACCGCCGCCGGCGGCTTGACCTAAAGCAGAACCACCAGCATTACCTTGACCAGCAATACCGGATCCACCTGCGACGGTACCACTGTAGCCGGCTCCGCCACCTGATCCTCCATCTTTTCCTCCGGTGCCGTTTAGAACACCACCTCCGCCACCTCCAACTGATGTAGTTGATGTATTATTCCATGTATCAACATATATGAATGATGAATCAGAACCTGAGCTAGCAGTGCCACTAGCACCCCCGGCTCCTACTATAATTGCATAAGTAACAGGTTGTATCAACGTTGCAGTAGTAGAT